ACCTCGAACGTGATCGTAGCGGTGATCGGCCCGTTGGGCGGGTAGTTGCGCTCGAGCCCGGTGACCGACGCGCGGAAGGTGATCGTCTCCATGGCGCCCGGCCCGACGAAACGGTAGTAGCGGAGGAGGCCGTCGTTCTTGTCCGACCGGTAGGAGGCGTGGTCGGCGAAGAAGTCGGGCCGCCACGTGACGGTGGCGCTCGCCGACCCGTTGTCGATCATGCCCGCGATCTTTTCCTTCTGCTGCCCGGGGCTCCCGTAGTGGGACACCTCGTGCTTGTCGCGCTGCGCGTTCGGCGGCTTGAAGTCGGTGACGTTGTGCGTCTCGATGAACGGATCGGTCAGCAGCAGACCGCCGCGCTGCAGAACCGAGCCGTGACCGATGATCGCCTGGGTGACGTGTTCGGACATGCTCTTGCTCCCTCCCCCTTCAGCCGGGGCCTAGACCGAGGCGCCGATGATGACGACGCTGACCTTCGCGGCGGCTCCGGCTGCGTTGACGATCTGGACGAGGTCGCCGGTACCCGCGGTCACCACGTAGCCGGTGGCCCCGGGGTCCATGAGCGCGAACATGCCGCCGGGCTTCAGCCCGAGGGTCGTCGCCACCGTGTTGAGGAACGGCACCGCCGCCGCGTTGCCGAGGATCGTCAGGTTCGTGGTGTTCGTCGGCTCGGAGTAAATCAGGATCGCCTTGACGCGCGCCGGGGTGAAGGCGTCGCCGAGGGCATCCTCGAGCGCAGCCGACAGGTCGATCGAGAGGGTGCCGGCGTCGGCGATCGTCTGCTCCTTCAGGCTGTAGATCTTGTCGGCCTGCTGGGCACCGGTGCCGGTCGCCAGCGCCTGGGTCCAGATCTGCTGGATGTGGGCGACGACCTCGGCGAGTCCGACCGTCTTGGCCAGGTCCGCGACCACGTTGAACTGGATACGAGTCGAGAGCGACATGCCGTCCTCCTATGCTCCGTGCGGAAGAGGGAACTCTTCCGCCGGCTGGTTCTTGATCCTCGCGAAGTTGATCTCGCTCGCGAGGTTCTTCAGCAGCGATTCCTGCGCCGCGGTCCCAAAGACGTCCAGCTTCTTCTCGAACACGTAGGGGATCGACGGTCCATACAGCTGGCGGATCGGCAGGTTCTTCGACCAGGCGCCGACCGACTTCCGGCTGCTGCCCCCGCGTCGGGTATCTCGCACGAAGACGCCCTCATGCCAGTTGCTTTCCGAGCCCGCGTTCGGGACTCGCGCGATGAAGGAGCCGGGATAGGACCGCTGGCTGCCCCTCACCCCGGCCGAGACGCTGGCCCCCCTGCCGCGGGAAGGCCGGCGGCCACGAGCCCCGAAGGCGATCAGCGGGATCCGGCTGCCCTTGATCGTGAGCGCGACCACGGGGCGCGTCCGGTTCGCCTTGTCGAGCACGATGGCCCGCTTCACGTACTTGGCAGCAAGCCCGGTGTCGGCCACGACGGCCTTGACGGTCGCTGCCTGTCCAGAAATGGCAGCGCGGTTCAGGGCGCGGGCCATGATCAGCGGGGCCTGCTGCCCCATGGTGAGCAGATCCTGGCGTAGCGATTCGATGTCCAGTGCGAAGCTGTGGAAGTCGCTCACGGGCGCCCCCACGCTTCCTCGAAGGTGAGGCTGTAGTCGACCTTGGCCCCGACGTACTCCGACGCCTCGAGGCGCTTCGCTGGGGTGACGGAGGCCCGCGAGAACCCGGGATTGGAGCAGTAGCCGTTCAGCGTCCGGTCCTCGAGCTCGGCCGCCCGCTTGATGTCCGCGACGACATCCTCCGCCACTAGGAAGGGGTCGGCACCGTCGGCTGGCGCCGCCTTGGCGAAGGCCTGGAGCGAGAGGCCGACCCGGCTGACGATAACCTTGCTGAAGCCCAGGTGCTCCTCCGTGCTGGAGCCGACTACGATGGCGATAGCCGTCTCCGGATCGTCCGGGCCGAGCTTCGCGTTCTCGCCCAAGAGCACATTCTTCCCGGCGTCGGTCGAGAAGCCGTTCGCGATCGTGATCTGCTCAAGCCGCCGCTTCAGCTCGGTCAGCGCGCCGATCCGCTTGCTGTTCATGCCGGCACCACGAGCGCACGGGTATGGTCGTAGTGGATGCTGTCGATGCCGTCGACCTGCCAGGCCGTGGGGTCCTCGCCTGCCGACTCTGCGACGATGACGACGGTCCCACGCGGGACCTGCGGCACGGCCGTCCTGGACAGCGCGAGGACGCGCCGGAGCTCCATCCGGTGGAAGTCGTTCCCGGCCGGAACCTCGACCGTGACGGGCGGAAGCCACAGGGCCTCCGTCGTCACCGGATCGAGGTCCGGCAGGGTCACGACAGCCGGAAGGGCGCCGAAGGCGTCCAGGGCTGCCCGGAACGTGGGCCGCAGGTCCATGCGCGAGCCAGTCGCCTAGGCGACCATCGCCGCCTTGACCACCGCGCGGGGGCGGAGGCACAGGGCGAGAGGGTTGCTCTGGGTGTGGAGCTTGACGTAGCGGTTGAACTCGTCATCCGCCGCGATCTTCGCGTACATCGGAAAGCCGACCGTGTTGACGGTCTCGATGAAGTCGGCCGGGGCGAAGTACGTCGCGAAGAGGTTGGTCCCCTCCGGGAAGACGAAGGCGTCGGCCGACGCCACGAAGGCGACGCCGCCCACGCTGCCGCGGTAGTTCTCCCAGGTCACGCCGCCGAACTGGAAGCCGGTGCGGAGGTCGTTGCGCAGCGACGCCGACTCCTGGTACTGGAGGGACGCCTGCACCTTCGTCGACGACAGCAGGTCGTCGAAGAAGGCGTCTCCGCACAGGGCGCGGTAGCCGGAGATCGGCTCTGCGCCGAGGTCGGCCTCGATCAGGCGTTGGATCTTGATGATGTCGCCGCGGGGATCCGTCCCCTTGCTCACGTTCGCGGTCTGCTGGGCGACCGCGAACTCCGTGAACAGGTTGTAGATCGTGCTGCCGTCGGCGTCGAGGATGATGCCCTGGATGGCGCTCGCCCGCAGCCGCTCGAGCGTGACCTCGTGCATCGCGCGCAGGTCGGCGAGGCGCTCGTCCACGATCGACTGGACGCTGGCCTGCGCGTTTTCGCTGCCGAAGGCCCGGACGTTCTGGACCTCGTCGGCCATGATGTTCGATTCCTTGACCAGGTGCGGGACGAGGAAGGAGCGCGCGGTGCGCTTCTGCTCGCCGATCGCCGTGGCCGGAGCGCCGCGGGGGCTCGTCTGGATGAGCGAGAGACGGCCGTCCTTCTCCTCGATCGAGATCGTGGTGGTGGTGACGCCGCGGTCGCGGAAGAGGCCGAGGCCACCGATGCGGCCCGGCTTGTAGGGCGCCTTCAAGATCGAGGCGGTGAGCGTCTCGAGGGAGAAGGCGTCGCTTCGGAAGACGTCGAGATTCGGCATGTTCGTTGTTCTCCTTGTCAGCGCCTTGGGCTTCCCCCGCGGCTACCTCGCGATGATCCCGAGCGCGAGCATGTCCAGCTTCGCGCCCGACTTCTGGGCCGCGGTGATCGCGGTCGCCCACTGGAGCGCGGACTCGAGGACGACGGCGTTTCGCGCGATGGCGACCCCGGCGTTGTCGGCGAGGCTCGCGTCTACGTTGTCGTAGAGGACGCCCGCCACCTTGTGGCGACCGTCGTACGTGGTGGGATCCCAGGCGACCGCCTTCTTGACGAGCTCGTTGTAGACGAACACGTGGTAGACGTCGCCGACCGCGAAGTCGCCGTTCTCGGTAATGGTCAGGTTGAGGTGGCGCTGGTTGGCGAGGACGAGCGTCCCGCCGGCCCCGGCCACCACCGTGCCAACCGCGACGACGTCGCCGTCGGGGGCGATCACCTTGAAGGTGCCGCTGTTCGTGATCGCCGTGATGCACTCGACGGTGTACTCGCCGGGCAGCGCGTCCGGGCCGAGCGAGAGCGCGGAGATGACGCCGGTGCCGGAGCCGATCACCGCGGGAGCGCCCGTGGTCACGACCACGGTGAAGGTGTCGTTCACCACGAAGTCGCCGTTGTCGGTGAGGGAGAAGTTGATGTGGCGGCTCCGGTAGGTTGTGGTCCCGCCGCCGCCGGGCGTCAT